CGCAAGCGAACCGCGGGGATTCGGGCAATCGATGATCTTAACGCCGAGATCGATACCCGTCGCTTTTGCGGTCGCTTCATACGACACGGCGATGGCGTCCACGTTTGCAAGCGCGCCCGCCTTAAAGCCGAGATACTTCTCCGCCAACGTCCAGATATAATCGGGCGCAACAACGAAATTGAGGCCCATAGCGTTGCCTTTGTAATTCGTGCCTACATAGTCGCGATCGGACATCCGCGCGTCGAGGTCATAATTTTTCAGCATTTCCTGCGCGAGATCGCCGCCGAGCATAATAACGCCCGATTTACGGTTGAAAATACCGTTGATGAACGAAGGACGTCCGATAATGGTTCTGCCCTGCGTGGAGTACGTGAACGCCCCGCGGACTTGGTCGCCGTTGTCCATAAGAGCATTGACGTCATTGAACAAGGTTGCGTACGCGTTATCCTGCGTCAGATCGCCCTCGTTCACAAGGTTGTTGCCGTCGTTGAGGGAACGGAAGAAGGCATACGCAATGACTTCCGCAAGCGTAGAACCCGATCTGTCCATCGCCACACGCTTGGAATAAGACGCGATCTTCGACGCCATGATATCCATCGGAACGTACTCTTTCGAGATATCGGGGAAGATCATCATCTGGTCGTTCACCTGGTTGGTGTAAACCATGAACTCATCGTTTGCGGGAAGCAAAGGCGCATTCGCATTGATCACGCCCGCATTGCCGTCTGTACCGGGTCTGCCGCCGTAAGACAGGGTACGGGAACCGAAGGGCAGCGGCGTATCGAGCATAACTCTTACCGCCCCTCCGCGTTCGGGATTCGCCGTATATTTCCCCGTGACTGACTGTCCCTCACGGAAGATCTCTCCGATGTAGATGCTCTCCGCGATCACACGGGAGAGTTCTACGTTTACCATCGAGCCGTCCAAATAGTACCGCCCGTTTTTGTCCGTCTGGGTCGCGCCCAGACCAAGTAACGCATCCGTAGTAAATTTGGACGCTACGCCATATGTACTGATAACTTTCGACATTCTTTTAAATCTCCTTATTTGTTAGTTGTAAATGTTTTCAAGCCGAGCCAACTCCGCGGCTTCTTCGCTCGTTGCCTTCTCCGCCGTGCGTTCACGGCGTTCTTCTTTCATTTCGGCATGCTGCTCAAACGCAGAAACAAGCCGTTCGACAGCCCCGACGAGTTTATCCACACGTTCCGCCAAACCGTCGCCCGATTCCTTTTTGCCTTCATCCTCCGCACGCTCTTCGTCGGCTTTCTTAGTGCCCTCCGATTCGTCCACGCGGTCTTTTGCGTCCTGCGAATTTTCATCGCCGTCACGCTTTTCCTGTTCTCCTACACTCTCGTCGATACGGTCTTTTTCCGTCTGACTGTCTTTGCCCTTTTCGGAAATGTCCTCTTCGGCTTTCCTTTCCTGCTTTTCGTCTTCCGTCATGTTTTCGGAATCCTCCTTTTTATTTTTGTTGCGCCAGCTAAATAATCCCATAGCCCGCTTCCTCCTTTATGGCATGAAAAAAGCGTTCTCCATTAAGAAAACGCTTCAATTCAATTATTCGACTACGCCCCACTTGTCGCTGAACAGCTCAATCATGGTTTCTTTCCATGGAACGCGACCGAACCGACTTTCAACATAAAGGTACGGGGCAGTCATCTTACTGTTTTCGTCAGGATATTGTGCACGGATAACCACCTCTGGTGACCACTGCGGCAAACGCATACCCTTTCCTTTTTTTACCTGCTCAAAAGCTTCTCCAAATGTCATGATTTATCTCCTTACAATAACTTTGTCCGCGACGGATAATACGCGCGGTTATTCAGTTTTGAAAACTCGATATAGGCTTGGTTCCATTCGATGGCTTTCTTCCGTGCCTCCGAATACCCTTTCGGGTCTTGCCCCTTCAGTTCGACAGCCTTCGTTCTCCACCGTCGGACATTGGCTTCCAGCCGCCTCTGCTCCTGCGTGATCTCGTATTCCCTGCGCTCTTCAACAACATTCGGCTTCGGGAAACGATATCCTGACTTATACGGAACAAGATAATGTCGGCAGTTGAACCCAAGCAAGCCGTTCTTATAGGTTTTCCCCGCCTTTGTCGTGTACAAAATATCCGTCGCATTCTCTAACGGTTCATACCTGCGCCCGTCGTCCGTCGTGCCGTAGGTACCGTCCAACGAATACACGCGCCCTTGCCATGGAGCGCAACGTGCGGAACAGTCCGCATGGGTCGAACAGATGACAAGGTTTACTCCCCGTGCTTTGAACCCTGCAATCTCATCCTGATGCGCTTGATACCGCACCTCCATCTCCGCTCGGTTTCGCAATGTATTGCGCCCGCTCACGTCGTCGGGATCGCGTGCTTGCTGTGCTGCCAATCGGTCAAGCGCGGGCTTTACGTTCCGTTCCATGTAGTCCTTTGAGAACTTCTGTAACGGGCTTCCTAACAGCCTTGAGCGGTCATATCCCGCCTGTTCGAGTGTTTGCCTTGCGCGCTCTTTTTGCTCCTCTGTGGGCTTAATTTCGCGCCCATACGGCGTCTTGCCGTTTAAAAGAAATAATGCCGATAAAACAAAGAACTGCCAGCCGAAAGAACGGAGCAGTTCCCTGTATTGTGCATTATAAAATCGTAACAAACTCTTTCGGGCTGCAAGCGCAAGAGCGGGGATTTTTATCTGTTTTTCCGCTTCACGTATGATCGCGGCGATCTTGCGGTCTATGGCGGCCTTGGGCGTTTGTGCAAAGTACTCATCTTTCACTACCATCCTGATTTTTGTTTCCGCTTCTTCCAGCGCTATCGCCTGTAAATTGAGCGGTCGGTTCGCTATCACCATTGCTCAGATCCCTCGCATAATCTTCTTCGGAGTAATCGAATTTCTCCCGGTCTTGCCTTTCTATTTCCGTTGCCATGTTCTCCACCTCTTCTTCTCCGAGATCGGGCCAACGCTTACGCAGGTAATCACGCAAAGGCAGCGTACCTGTACGATAATCCTCCAACAGTTCCTGGTTTTCCCTCGCGCTGTTGGCGGACGCTCTGCCCCACTGTATCCCGACTTCTCCCGTAAAGCCGTAGAAATAGGCTACATCGGAAAGCATTGCGTTTATCGCCGTATTGGCAAGTTCGCGTTTGTTCGATACGCTTTTTTCCGTCGTACTGTTTTCGGAAGCGACCTCATCGTCTGTCTTGGTACCGCTCGAATTATAGGAAAGGTGATTTGCCAATGTGGAAGAACTCAGTCCCACCTTCGAGGCAAGCAGTTCAAGGTCAGCGTCGCGGATATATCTGTGCGCCTCGCCTCTGAGATCGGGTTGGATAAACGTCGGCTTGACCATCTCGCCGTTGAGATTCGTATCAGGCAACTCTGTATAAAAAATATCTTCCAACGGCACAGTTCTCGTATTCACTGCTTCGCGGAAGGTGAAGCCGTCCGCAAGCGTACCGGGTTGATTAACAAGCGCTATACGTCCATTCATCTGCTTCGGTATGATCGTGCGGGATTTTCCGAGATACTGGTCGACCTGTCCTTGCGTATAGTTATAATCGATGGAATATAACACGTCGAGTGCCGTGTGAAGCGTACTGTCGCTGTAACCGGGCAGATCTTGAAGAGCAACTGCGACAGATTTGTTTCGCACGTTGTAACACCCGATATTCCGCATCCGTTCAGGCATTCTGTACCACACCCCCGGACGGATATCCCCATAGCAATATTCCCATTGCGCACGTACAATGCTCGGCACTTCTCTTTCTCCCGCCGTGCCCCAAGTCGGAGCCGTGACCAACGTGCCTTTCGCCAACTCGACTTTATAATACGGCACACCGTTCAGCATCATACGGATATCCCTTGCATAGTAAACTGAATCTCCCGCCACGAAACGGTTGAGGATCATGATCTGCGATATCTTTCCGCTCCTGCCGATTTGAAACACTACGCGGTTGACCGGGTACACCGATGCATAGATCTGCCCGTCTGCGGGCGTTAAGACAAGTATCGCGTTGCCTACCGAGTTTGAGTAGAAAAACATTCGGTTCAGCACATTGTTCAACTCGTCTGCATTCCACTGTTCCATGAACGCATTCGTACTTTCGTCATCCGAGTGTATCCGGAAACCTCCGCTCATACATTCTTTGGTGAATATGTCGCAGACGGTATATCCCATTCCTGTGGAAAAGAAATCATGGGAATGTAGATTTAACACGAATCCGCTCGACCATTGCTGCCACTCCCGAATATAAGCGATATAATATGTCTTATATCCTGTCGGTATCATATCGATAAACGCGCTGTCGTTTATTATATTTTGCATATTTTGCCAACGCGCTTTGAACATGGGCTCAAAGATCTCACGCGACGGCGCGTTCTTTAATGCCCTTTCTCTGTTTGATAATTCCATCTATCCCTCCTAAGCCGAAAACAACGGCGTATTGTAATAAAGTTTTGTTGCGTATTCCAGACTATCGATCGTATCGTCCCGCTGCTGTTTCTTGACGTCTCCCGTCTTTTCATCAAACACATAATTTTCGATATCTTCGATGAGTTGAATCGTATTTACGTTTTCGGCCACATGAAAATACAAGATCTTTTCGGATAGCATCGACCTTACACGCTTGATATCGCCGATTATACTCTTTTCCCTAACGAGGCACGTATCCTCGCCGCTGTCTTCCGCAAACTGCAATCGAAGCATCTGCCCGCCCTCTGCGCACTCAAATATCCAGCGCCGCGGAACATACTGTAAAAACGGAAACTTTTTTAAAAGCGTCTGCAAAAACTGTATCAACATTCTTGAAGCCTGTGCAGGGGATTGCTGCCCTATCTTTTGCGGGTCTATCTCCAAGCAGTCCAGCACCACGGCAACGCCGCTGCGAAATATTGCCAGAGGTGTTACACAGGTACTGTCGTTCACCGTTCCTTCATCCAATCCGAGTACGAGTTCGGCAACGGCATCGTTCCTGCGCTCTCCCATAAAACGAAATACATTTACCACATGCGTTTCGCGCTTAAACTGTGGATAAACCATGCCGCGGAAATTGACGGGTTCCCCAAGATACCAGTACCGATAATACTCGGGGTCGTCGCGCTTGAATTTCTCAATGTCTGCGATCGCTCGCGAAGATAACAGTTCCCGTATATCCTCCCACGTCGAATAGATGCGCGTCGCTCCGTTCTTGATCTTATCCCCGAAAAACTTATATACCCAATGGCTTCGGCTGAGCGGCGGGTTAAACGCAAAGATCGTCTTTGCATG